GTTGCCGTTGAGTGTAGATACTCCCAGTGCGCTGGATGCTGGCATGCCCATACTTGCGCCTGTTATGGTTGCTCCTGAGCCGCCCGGCGTGCTCGCGCCACCTTGTGCGTATGCTAAAATAGGATTAAGTCCTGCTTTCCGCATATCTTCAACGGCTCTTTGGTATGCTGTATTGCTCATACGCTCTTGGAACTGCCGGTTTGCCAGTGCTTCGGCGCTGTTGTATGCCATAGCGGCGTTGTTTTCGATATGGTTATAGATACCTTGCTGAATTGCCGACAGCGTATTGTAGCCCATCTGCATTAACATATTTTGACGGTTCGTTTTGCTTTGAAAAGCATTCTGCCCGCCTTGCCATTGGTAGTATCTGTTGAGGTAGTCCATGATTTGCTGGTCGTTTGTGCCGCCCTCGCTCATGGATTTACTTTGTCCCCCGCCTTGGCTTTGGCTCATGTTACTGCCCTGGCCTTGGCTTTGGCTCTGCTGTCCGTAGAAACTTGATAGGCCGTTTCCCAAAAGTGACATTCCTGTCGTTACGACTTCTGGGTGACTTGCTAGCCACGTTCCTGCTTTTGCCAGCCCGCCCATGATTGCTGTTCCTAATCCTGCCATTATAAAATTAGCCCGGTTTCCCGGGCTTTCCTCCTTTCTTTACAGTTTATTCAGACCCGGCACGCTATACAGCGGCATACAGCGCGTTGTCTTATTCATTACCCTGATTCCGCCGAAAAATTGCGGTTCATCCTGTACGATTAGTGTTCTTGCAATTTCGGTTTTACCCTCGTTCATCCACTCTTGGCTCAGTGTCGGTACTTCGTTGTAGTTGTCCGCATAGTGCCAGAAGTCTAGCGTTCCCTGTGCGTTACTCCGCATTTTGCCGCTTACTCTGTCTGGCTTCATGCGATAGTCTGCCCAAGCTTCCTGATACCCGAAAGTTTCATCATCTGTGTTTGTGCCTGTCAGCATGATTTCTTTCTTTTTTACAGGCTGTTCGCCGATGTTTGCGAACTGCGGGAAGTAGTAGTCCAAACGGTCGCTACGGCTCCAGAAGCGTTCCAAACCCTGCTGATAGCTTCTGTTATGACGTACACACATGACACCGATTATAAACCCGTGTTCCTCAAAGCTCTTTGTGAAGGAGCTTTCGTTGATAGGTGTGACGGACATTGCACCCGTTTCACCGATAGGCGTGTCGTTTGTATTCTGCTGTCCGCTGGTCTGTACGATTTGGTTGATATTCACGTGATAGCGTCCACCGCCTAGATATTCCGGAACCTGGACCGTTTTGTCGCTGATGCTTACGCCAAAAAGCGCACGTACTTGCTCTCTGTACCTTGACCCGCCCCTGGCTAGCGCCTCGTAATAGTGCTGAACTGCAAATGCTTGCCGGAGCTGGTTGATAGTTGCGGCTTCGATTTTTGACAAGTCTGCGCCTAGGTATGCTGCACTGCCCTCACTCAGACTTGGGTTTCCTTCGTTTACGCCTAGTTTTACCGGGTTTCCTTCACCCCCTGTTCCACCTACTAGTTGGATTCCTGCTGTTGCGCTGTTAATTCCGTTAAGGTAGTTTACTTCTCCTGTTCTGCTTATGATTTTTAGTTCTGTATCTTCGTATGGCCTTACAGGTGCATTTCCTGCTAGTCCGATTGTCACTTCCGGTCCTCTCTGCGGATACGGTAAACACGATGAAAAATAATCGTGGAAGCGGCTTACTGGCAGACAGCGCCCGCCTGTTCTTGCATATTGCAGTGTCGTTTCGGTGCTTTGATTTTCTCCTTGGTCTTCGTATGTTTCAATTTCATTTCCGGTTTTCAGCACTGCGGCGTTGCCTACGTTTTGGTCTCTGAAGAATTCGTTCCAGATTTTAACATAAGCTCTGATAGGTAATGCGTTCAACTCGATTTCTTTTTCTTCTGGGTCGCTTTCGTTGATGATGTTTGTTGGAATGCCCATGTAGTCTAGGATACTTCCCTCTTTCGGTCCGGTTCTTCCTAGGTTATCCAGTTTTTTTACCCTGATTTTTGGGATACTGTATGTTTTGCTTGGCATCCACGGTTTATCGTCTACTTCTCCCATGAAGTATTTGAAATCGTCCCATATAATTCTGTTCGGACAGAAGAAGTAATAGAAGTCAATATATGCGTCATCGAAAACGGGATATTTCGGTGTTGTCATTCGGATGATTGCCGCTGTGTTTACGTCGAAAGTATCGCCGGGAAGAACTTCATCAACGTAAAAAGGAATCAGTTTTCCTGCGTCAAAAGTTGTGAGAATGTTCTGGTCGCGTTTGAAACGTGTTCTGCTTACATGCGTTTCCGGTACATTGTTAAAGTGTTTCTCATTATTCCGGTTCATTGCTTTCCTCCTTCTTCTTTGTCTCGTTTTTGTTCTTTTCCTGCATCTGTTGCAGTTCCATTGCTTTGGCTTGTGCTGTTGCCATCATGGCGTGATACTCGTGAATGTTGGTCGGCCATTCCGTAATATCTGATACTTCGTCTGTTTTTGCGCTGTCTGCTAGACTTTTTGCAAACATCGGGTCAAAGCTGGCTTTTCGGACGATGTTTTTGATGTCGCATTCATCTGCATAGCTTTCAATTTCACTCTGAATGTCGATTGGTTCCGTTTCAATCAACTTTTCGTTGCCTTTCTCGTCTTTGCCCCAAACGTACTGTTTGCGCAGTTTTTCGCCTGGGTTTGAAAAGAAGGGCTCTCGCCCTTCTTCGTATCGTTTATTCATGAGGCTTGCCCTCCCAGACCTTATCCGGCTCGATGCTCTCGAACTTGCCGGTTTCATCGTTGAAGTTTGCGATGTGGTAGCCTTTGTAGTCCTCAGGCGACTGTCCAAGGAAGGTCTTTTCGTCCTTTGCCATGATTGTGCACATCCGTGCGAAGGTCTCATCACTCTTGCTTTCGCCGATGTAGCAGTATCCTTTTGCTACGCTGTCGTAGATGCCATAGTATGCGTGAATCATGTTTTTTCTCCTTTAAAGTCTGATGCCGCCCCGCATGGGTTTCTGGCTTAGGTTGATACTCTTCGTTTTGCGCGCCGTTACGTTGAACATGCGCTTGTCGGTTTTTACCGGCATTTTCTGCCTATGCTTCATTGCTGTACTCCCTTCGGATTAGTTCTAGCTGAATGTCGTTAGCCCATGATTTCATTATCCAGATACGGTCAATGATTTTATGTGCTTCTTCTTTGTTTGAAATTTTCTTTATCATTTTGTATCCGGCATCGATTTCGCGGTATAATTTATCCGCTTCCAGCCTTAAATCTTTTTCGGTCTGGTCTCGCACGTTCCATGTCTTATGCAACATTGTCTTTACTCCTTTTCCTTTAGGATGTGGTAGATTTGATCTAGCTTCTCCAGAACTGTTTTGATCAGTTCGATTGCTTCCCGCAGGTCTTTCACTTTGATTAATGCCATTGGTTACACCCCCTTTCTGTATCGTTCTTCACGCACATCAATGTGCACAAAGTTTGTGTATTTGATTATGCCGCCTAGATGCATGATGCTGTTTGCATACTTTGCGACTTCTTCACTTGTGTGTCCTTTTACTATGATGTCTGCCGCCATTCCTTTGCAATGGTAGCTGTTTGATGCTCCGTTTACTTTTTGATTCCAGCTTGGTGTTCTGTATCCGCTGTTAATTTTTACTGGTGCGTTGAAGTACTCTCTTATTTTTTCAAGGGTTGTTACCAGCTCTTTGCAGATTAGTAAGTATTTGCTTCCGTCTTTGCTTTGAAACTCTTTTGCTTTGAAGTGTTGGCTTAGCTTTCCGTAGTCTGCATTGATGTATATGATATCTTTCACGGCGGTCTTCTTTCTCTTGTTTTGTACTCCTTTTGCGTTGTCTATATTATAGGTTTTGTCAAGCCCTTTTTCAATAATTGTAACCATTTCGTAATATTTCCTGTGCAAACTGTCAAGGTCGCCGTAGGCGATTTTGACTTTTTGCTCAGGTGCCCGCGGCAGGCGTTTTCAACATTTTCCACATAGTTTTCAACATTTCAACATTGTTAAACTTTAACACAATAGAGTGTTTCAACAATTCAACAAGTTTTCAACAAATCTTTCAACATTCTTTTTGGTGCTTTTTCTTCGTACCAACGTAAAGAAAAAGCACTTTTCAACTTTTCCACATACTCTACTACTACTACTACAACAAGTTATATAATAAAGGCAGAGCGTTATCCCTTGAAGCGAAGCGAATAGGGATTATAGGGTAGAACGTACTCCCTACTTTACCGTGCGCGTGTACGTGCGTTTCGCGCGTGCGCGTGCGCGGTCTAACGCCTTAAGTACACGTTTAAATTAATAAAAAGCCCAGTACCTTACTTGATAGGTACTGGGCTAGGTGACACCAATTATAAAATACCACGTTTTTTCGTTTGTTTTTTGGTGACGCGCTCTTTTGTCTCTAAGACGTTTTTATAGTCTTGACCTTCTAGTTGAAGCCTCTTTTGCTCCATTGCGTTTTTCTGTCGGTTCTGTTTGATTCTCCACAATCTTTGTGGGTTTTCTTCTTCCATTTGCTTTTCGTAGTATCTTGGAATCTGCGCTTGTTTTCCGTTGGTGCATTGAATGTATCCTTGCCGCCAGATTTCTGCTTTGTGTTTTTGATAGTAGTTATCTCCAAGTCCCGGTTTTAGGCTCATGCATGCAAAAGGTTTCGTTTGTCCCAGTTCGTAGTACGCATTTGCTTTCTTGCCGTCTATCTCGTACATTTTTTTTGTAACGTACCCTGCAACGTATCTATAGGTTTCTGGAACTGCTTGTGCTATCTGTATTTGACCCATTCCCCACAGGTCTTCTAACCATTTACTTGTATAGTATCCGTTGTGGTGAATTTTGTATAGATTTTTTAGGTCTGTTGGTTTCCATCCATATAGAATCATGTGATAATGTGGTCTCGCTGTCTGCTCTCCGTACTCCCCGGCTACAAAATAGCGTAATTTGCCCCTGTAAGCCTTTCTGAGGCGTTTTAAGAACTTTTGAATATCCTCATACAGTAAAATTTGAACACTGCTAGGGCGCTTCTCTCCCGGCTTCCATGTGTATTGTACTTTGCGCATGATTTCACCTGTTTTTACTATCATGCCTGGCACGTGGTCGTCATCATAAGTCAACGTGATAAACCAAACTTCTTCTTTTGGATAGTCTCGTGCTTCCAATTCTATGCGTGTTGTCCAATCTTCTCTTTGTCTTATTCTGCATCCGATACACTGGCCACATGGTATTAACATGATTCTTGGATTATACATTAAATCTTCATATTTCAGCTGTTTCCCGCTTAACTGAGAAAAGCGGGCGAGTGAATATACCCGCCCGCTTTGTTCTTTATCATTTGGGTTGTACAGCCTGATTAACGGCTTGTAACAACTCATTTCAGATAATCACCTGGCTTCCTTTTCTCTCCGTATGCTCCTGTTTTGTCCTGCGGCTTTATTGCTCTGTTTTTGTCTTCTCTTGGTTTCGGGTTTGGTTTCGGGTTTGGTACTGTCTGTTCGGTTTTTTCCATCTGCTTATAGGTTTTGAGTAGGTCTTCTGTTAGCTGGTATGGACTGCTGTAACTTGTGCTCATTTGACTTCCTACGGCTTCCGCCAGCTGATACCACTGTGATTTGCTTTCTGACCTGCTGAAATAACTGTTTGGCACGTTGCCGTTGAGTGTAGATACTCCCAGTGCGCTGGATGCTGGCATGCCCATACTTGCGCCTGTTATGGTTGCTCCTGAGCCGCCCGGCGTGCTCG